AAAGAATTGGGTTCATTGATTGAGACTGATATTCTTCGTAACTTTATTTCTGGTGTTTATGTAAACGATCCCCAAAACACAAACTTCAATAGCTTGCAAACTGGTTCTGGCCCTTTCCGTTTCTACGGCGACGGCGTTACACCAATCAATAGCTTTACTCAGTTGGCTCAATCCGTTGCTAACTTTGAAGATTTCGGCGCAGCTACTCACAAAATGTGCGCTATTCTTCCAGTTGCAAACATTCCTGCTATCGTAGGAACAGGTTTGAACCAATTCGCAATGCGTCGAAATGACGAGATTGCAAACTCATGGGAATTAGGTAAGTTTTCTAATACCGACTGGTATGAATCAAACTTATTGCCAGTACACGTTTCCGGTACTATTGGTAACACTGCAGCGCCCAATAACGTAATGACCGTTGTATCAACTAACGATCCAACTGGTTTCAACGTAACTGCAATCACTTTCAGTGAACCTACTGGTGGCACAGATGCTAATGCTGTTAAAGCAGGCGATTTGTTCCAGTTCAACGACGGAGTTTCAGGCAAGCCTAACATGCGCTTCCTAACTTTCATCGGTCACTCAGTATCTAGCCAGCCTGTACAATTCCGTGCGACTGCTAATGCTGCAAGTGTTGGTGGTGCAATTACCGTTCAAATTCAAACAATCAATGCTGTTGGTTTGGTATCGGCACAAACTGCTAACCAAAACTTAAATAACACGATTGTTGCTGGCATGACTGTAACACCTCTTCCAAGTCATAGAGCAGGCATCCTGATGTCAGGCGACCAGTTCTATTTGGCAATGCCACGCTTACCAGATGAATCTCCGTTCACCACTTCAAACATGGTTGACCCTGATTCTGGTGCGTCTATTCGCCATTACTTTGGTAGCCAATTCGGTATGAACAACCGCGCATATGTACGTGATAGCGTGTGGGGCTCTACTCTGGTTGCGGAAAACAGCTTGCGTTACGCGTTCCCGCTTTAGTCATGAAAGCGCCCACCTCGGTGGGCATTCACCTAATTTAAGAGGATATAAATCATGTCAGTAGCAAACAACCAAGTTAGTAAAGCGTTTCCTTATACGTCTTTCATTCCATTTTATTTCAATGGATTGGGCATTAGTAATAACGCAACTACTCCAAATACAAAATTGGATGTAGCGGCGGGTTCATGCTTGGATTCAACAGGCACATTCCAATTAACATTAAGTGCAGCTGCTATAATCGACGCAGCTACAAATGGTTTAAATGGATTGGACACAGGAACATTCGCAGCAAGTACAGTTTACAAAGTGTATTTGGTTTGTGACCCTGTAACACAGCAAGCAGCTGGAGCGATGATATCTTTAGCATCCTCATTAGTCCCATTGTTGCCATTTGGCTATAGCGCTTATTCATTAATTGGTTACGCAACAACTGATGCAAGTGTTCATTTCTTAGCTGGTTATTGGTCAGACAATGATAGTGCTCGTCGTACATTTACCTATGATGCGCCTATTATTGCCCTAAACGCTGGAACACAAACAGGTTACACGGGTGTTGCATTAACTGCATTTGTTCCCCCAGTTGCCAATACACCTGTTGTCATTTACTCAAACTTCACAGCGAATGCTGCGGCAGACATTGAGAATTTGCAGGGTTATAACTCAACGGGTGACGCAGTCACAATTATTGCCCCAGTTGCAGGCGCTACAGCTCATACAACACAGCAAAACACTGTATTGGCACAGCTGAATAGCGCTGCTCCTAGCATCAAATACAAAGTATCTGCAGGTTCTTTGAGTTTGTATGTTTGTGGCTACACGTTTGACCTTTAATCCAGTGCGGGCACTTCGGTGCCCACATCTACAGGAGTCTTGAATGGCCTACACAGCGCTTCAATTAATTACGCGTGCTTATTACTTGTCGCAGATTGTGTCAAGACAGCTCCAGACACCCACGGGCGATCAGATATCTGATGGACTCTATTTGCTTAATGCAGATTTGGATTATAAAAGTACTGATTTGAGGTTGATTCCTTATTTTGATAGATACACATTTAACACTGTTCAGGGACAAGAAGAATACTTCATTGATAATCTTGTTTACATGGATGCCCTAACTTTCAGTATAGGGACGGTCAGATTTAGTTTGTTGGATTTCACGCGGCGCGAATATTTCGCCGTACCGCGAATCGAAAACGTTGAAAGTCTGCCTTATTGTTATCGCATAGAGCGAGAAAAAGGAGGCGCACGAATATTCCTATACTTCGTTCCCAATCAAGTATTTACTATGAAAATGTCAGGAAAGTTTGCGCTAACAAACGTTACGCTTACTACTGACTTGAGTCTTTTGTATGATAATTTTTACATCGAATGGTTAAGATATAGTTTAGCTGTTCGGATTTGTGAGGAATACGGGGCCACTGTACCTCAAGCCACACAAGCCAAATACATGGAAATGACTAAAAAACTGATGGATGTATCTCCTCAAGACCTAAGTATACAAAAAAGAGGGTACTTCAATGGTATGCCTGCTCTTGACTGGCAATTGATCAATATACCGGGGTGGCAGCCTTGATGGATTGCCATTATTGGCAATAAGCGTTATTATGTCGCTTTAATTAATTAAGGCGATTTATGCAAAAAAATATATGTTCAGTACATGGTGAAATGAATTTAGATAACGCTTATGCGTGCAAAAATCCAAATGGCAGTATTCGATTAAGATGCAAAATTTGCTGTAATGAACGACGTATAAAGCAGTATTATTTAAATCAAGATGCGAATATTAAAAAATCGATAGAATGGAAAAAAGACAATAAAGAATATGTGAATCAAAATGCAAGAGAAAATTATCATAAAGACGTTTATTCAAAAAGATCAAAAGAAGCTACTCGTAAGAAAGGAATTGATGTAGATCGATACAATCAGATGCTTGAAGAACAAGATAATAAGTGCGCCATCTGCAAACAACCAGAAACACGACGCGTTAGAAGTTCCGATGAAATTGCAAGGCTATGTATTGATCATTGCCATACTACATTGAAGATTAGAGGGCTATTGTGCTTTCACTGCAATGTTGGATTAGGTAAATTCTTTGACGATATAGAAACCCTCCAATCCGCCATAACCTACCTAAAAAAGCATGAGTCTACGTCAAATCAAAATAATGAAGCACAACAGGAATAAGGATCATACTCAAGAATCCAAATAAGAATCTATTTTGCGATCTAAACTTGCGGTCAATCTTGCTATTCATCATTAAAAACTGATGGTCAATATTGGCTGCTATTTTCTCTAGCAGCCTGATTCTTACTTCTTGGTCTACGAAATCATTTATCATATTATCGCGATCCATAATTACCACTATACTTAGGGCCGATATTTGCAGCAATTTGTGCTTGAGCAGCCGCTTCAGTTGCTTCGGCTTGTCTGCAAGCATAATCAGTATAATTACAATATGCCATCGACTGCAAACTAACCAAACACAGTACAGCTATCATTAAACTTTTCATTTTCATTTCCTTTATTTATTTATTGAACACAACGGCATTATAAAGGCAATTAAAATGAAATGCAAGTACTTGCGCCCCGCAATTTATTGCGGTAATATATCCCCACTGAGTTTTTAATTTAAACAAATGGGGATATATGTTTGTACCAGAGATCGTAATTATATTTGCTGTAGGATTCTTTATTTCATATTTACTGGATTAAGGTTTTGCCGCCCTGCCATCCCATACCAGTTAGTATGCCAGCCAATATTTTTTTGCCCAACTTTCCATGTATCAATTCATTTATTTTGATACCCGGATATTGCTTTCCAAGCGCCAACATAAACGCATCATTATTTTTTAAACGCTGAACTAGCTTCTTGTGCCCAAGCTCTCCTTTTCCAAACTGAGTCAGTGCTTTATTTCCAGTGTATGGAATCACATCGGTTTTATATCCATGAGTAATTTCCCCATATTTCTTTGAGAGTTCAGGATGGTCTTTAAACATGGCTTCTTTAATCTTACCCTTGGCGTCTTGAACAGCACGATAAGTTCGTTGCTGGCTGGATGTTAAAGGATTGATAGCGTCCGATTTCTCCATTGCGCGCTCTAGCTTTCCGAGGTCGCTTTGTGCTTTATGGGCATTTTCAACGGTTGGGCTTGTCATAAACTCCTTTAATGCCGTGTGATATTTAGGCATGGAGTTTTTCTCAATCAAATCCGCTTTGATTTCAGGTTTATCTATTTTTGTTAAGCCTTTTTTCTCTGCGGTATCAAACAATGATTTATATAATTGGCCATACTTTTGTTTTGCAATGTCTTTGCCCATGCTGACTTCTTTGGCAATTCCTTTTGATGTAAACGCAGGGATTGCTTTGGAAATAGCCTTCGCACCTTTGAACCCTGCTCTAAGCGCTCCACCAATGGGTAGCGCGAACTCGGTTGCCATTTGAATTGCTTCATCTGCATCGGTTGGTTGGCCAGTCATTCCAAGCATCTTAGCGTAATTGTGTTCGCCAAAATGTGGAATACGTTCTGCATTAGGCTGTTGCTGCTGCTCCCCTAATGCTTGCATTAACTGTTGTTCGTATGGGTCTTTCCTTTGGGCGCCACCAGCCATTTTTGCAATATCGTATGGAATGTTTGCAAGTCCGGTAACGCCTTTGGCTATGCCAGCCCCGATATTTGGCAACAATTTCTCTCCAAAACTTTGTTCTGGCGCGGCAGGTTGCTGCGGGAATTGTTTTTGAAGCACGGATTCAATCTGATCATGAGGCATATCATCAGGAAATGAACCATATTGCCCGTTCGGAAGTTTTACGCGAATAGCCATTATTCTAGCCTCCCTGTTGCTGGGTTGTAGACCATCTCAGAAGATTGTTGATCTTTCGCATTTGGATTTAAAGTTTCCCGAGCTTCTTGCATGTCTGTTTTTAATGATCGCTTCAAATCTTTTAATCGAGCTCGATAAGCAGAATCAGATTCAAAAGTATGGCGATCAAGAATATCCATGGCTGCCTTGATACTTTCATTTGTATTAGGCCAGCCTTTCGCCTTCGCATATGTTTCCGCACTCTCTTTAACCAAAGAGTTATGACGGGCTTTTTCGTTGGATTTATAGCCCAAAACATTCACAGGCGACCGGGCCTCAATCAAAGCATCAATTTTCTTATCAACCTTAGGAACACCAGCGACAATGTTTTGCATCTGCGTTTTCATTGCATTGGTCAATCCAATGGCACCCTGATTTGCACCGGGAGTCGAATGAACCGTTACCCTTCCACTAGGACTCGTTGTAATGACTGCGGTTGTCCCAGTCTTTGGATCGAACCGAGTAGTTTGAGTCTGTTTATATCCTTGTCCTTCTAGCATTTTTCGCATCAACGGACTTGAATTAAACATTTCATCTATTTTATGAAGACTGGGATTGCCTTCATTAACAACTGACATTTCTGTTGGTGCTTGTTTAGCAGTCCCAAACCTACCGGGAAAAGTGTCTCTTGCGCTAGGTGAAGCAGCAACGCCCGGTCCTTCTGCGGACACACCAGGACGTTCATTGTCCGTTTGACTGAAAGCGTCCATCATTTGTTGACGCAAAGTTCTATCAGCTTCGCCTTTAGAAACGCCCTGCTCTAATAGTTGGCGTCTCAAAGCATCCATGCCTGTATTGGATCGCGTGGCATCACCTAACGCTTCTTGATGCCCTATTCTTGCTTCTTCACTTCTTGGCAAGTATTGATTAATCGTCCGATCATGCGCATTCTTCAATTGCGCTTGCAAAAGAGCTTCAGCCAGATTTTTAGGTTCAGCTATCGTTTGAGCTGCTTCTCTACTGCCTTGCATTCCTGCGCGCAATGCCTGCATATAATCAGGCACACCCATATCCTGAGCAGTCAACTTCATATTGGGCATTATTGGTGTATAAGCCATGATTAACCCCCAAATAGTTTTTTAAGAAAATCCATTCCCATTCCACCTGCGGCGCCACCAGCAGGACCACCAAGCATACTACCTGCAGCCATACCCAGACCACTGAATATATTACCCATCCCTTGCTGCTTAGCTTGATTCTGTCCTTGTTGACCCATGAAATTATAAGCCGCTTGTTGACTCAAATTGTTGCCAAGCATGTTGGCATAATCAGTATTAGCATTGTAACCCATTTGATTCAAACCCTGCTCACCCTGCAATCCTTGACCATATAAGCCCATTTGGTTGTTCATGTAGTTCTGGTATTCTTGACCCGCCAAGCCTTCACCAACGCGTGCAGCCTCAGCTTGGTCTTGCGGTGTTCCTAACATACCACCACGAGCGGACGCGTTGCCTTGGGCGCCTAATGCCTCTTTGAGCGCATATTGATATCCGGGCGATTCTTTGAAACTTCCGCCTAATTGATTTTGCTTGTTACCGCCTAATAAGTCTTTGTATTGATTCTGTAGGTCACCCATCGCACCTTTCCCTGCATCCATATATGGCTGATAATATGGCAGTGTTTGGCCGGGTATTTTCCCAATGGTTGCATTTGCTTGTGATGCTGGATTCTTGCCGGGATTAAACATGCCATATGCTCCCATGCCCGCGGTACTAAGGCCACCGCCAATGCCAAGCATACGCATGAATTGCTGCATTTGATCGTTATCCATCTTTATCTCCTAAGTTACAGTAACCGTTTTGATTGTAGGAACTCCGGCAACCAATACAGTAACCTGCACCGTGTCAGAGGTGGAATTATAAAGAAATGTTCCCGGTTCGCAGGTATAAATAACCGTGGATGATCCGGGAACTACTTGTTGATTTGAAACGATTGCCGTTATGGATGTTGTGGTTTGGCTGGGAGCCACCAATCCTTCGTCACCAGCAATATTTTGAAGCAATGTTAATAATGATTGCCTAAATGTCATTTCCTCAGCCGTGGCCTTTCCGTCCTTGTCGACCAATGGGCCAGTGGGAAGGTTGGGAATTCTGACTACGTTTCTTTCGATATTAGCCATTATTTGTATATCTCCACGATTCCATTGGTTGCTAAGAATCTCCCTATTCCATTAAACCGAAGCTGGTAAGTCATGTCGTTTGCTTGACCCACCCGCTGGAAGTTTAATCGATTCCTAAACTGCCCAGTAGCATACATATCTTGAGGCCAGAACGTGCCGTAAGTTTGACCACCATCGCGTGACACCGCCAAGCTGATGACGTTTGCAGACTGTTCAATAATCACAGGAGTTGAGTCATCCGCTTCAGTATCTATTGCTGTGCCGTCTTCTGTATCGATTAACGTACCTGATTCAGTGGCTATTGTGATACCCGTCTCATTCGTATCAATTGTCGTATAAGTGATGATATTTGGTTGTCCATTTTCAATCGTAAATGACAGGCTTTTTGCAATATACATTTCCTGATCAGGTAATCGAAGCGGAGGACATATACGAATGCGCGGAATAACACGAATGTCGGTTGATGAATATTGCGCCGCAGTAAAGAGAGTATCGAACTCATATATATTCCCACCATTCAAACTCACGAAATAGTAGGTATCATTGTAGTAAACTACCTCTCTGGCAATGTGATAATTCAGGTTTTCATCCGATACATTGAAAAACATCTGGGTTTTAAAGTCATACGCATAGCTCAAGTTATCGGTCAAGAATGTAAACTGATAAATAGTGTGGCCGTCTTGTTTGTATAAAAATCCGGTGCAATTGGTTGGATCGGTTAAGTTGCCCATCTGGTAGTCAATCCCATCCGTAGAAATAGCTTGGGGTTCTGCGCCAGATGAGACCATCAGTACTGGACCTGATAACTCATTAACACCTAGCCAAACAACATAGTTGTCCAAGTAGGCTATTGTCGTTGGGTTGATGCAGCCGAAATCTATATTGGATGTGCTGGCTCGTTGATAAGGAAACTTAGCATTTCCAACGTCCTGCCATTGCTCGATAACATTGCGCCCGAATACAAAGATATTATTGCCACCTCCGGGTATGGGTACAACCGCTTGGCACTTGTCAGGTTTGGTTTGCAAAGAACCCACGAAAGATGCCGCAGTAGACCACGTTGTGGCCGCATTAAACGCTGATAATACCCAGTTTGTTGATGACGATATGGCAATGATTAACCGTCCATTTTGAAATGAAATGTATCCGGGATTTGGAAATGGGAATTGAACGGATGTTAATTGCGTGAAACTTGATAACAAATAATTATAAACATAAACATAAACATTGTCTGTGATAGCAATTTCGCCATTATTGTTTTCAGCCATGTAAACATCGCCAACGTCTGTCGCGAGCACACCAATGGACAGCTTAACCAAGCCACCTGATGGATTCGTGGTTATTTTATAGACGTTGGGGCCAACGACAGCAACCATGAAGTTTCCGTTAAAGCTCGAATACAAGCCGCGACCAACAAGGGTCGGATCGAGTGTTAATTGGTTTTTATAGCCGGCGTAGGGCACTAGCCAGTCATCGCTTACGATGAAGTTCCAAGTTGCTTCGCTGGATATTTTTGAATAACGCCCAAATTTTGTACCACCAACGATCGGAAGCGGTATCTCTTGAACGTCTTGACGCATGCTTGGAGCTGTAACCGGCATCGCTTGTCCTTGCAAAATATACGATATGGTAATAGTAATGCATTTATACTATTAATACATCATTCGTTCATTTGCAAACGTATCAAAAAAGCGTAAACTTGTACCCATCTAATACTATCGGGACGATTGTTGATGGCAGTTACCAACGCAGATTATTATGCTATGTTCCCGTTACAGGAATGTATTTTTGATAAAGATGGCTCTGGCGCATTAGCTGCTGGAATCGTTGAATTCTATAGCGATCCTTCTTTTGTAACGCCTAAAGATGTATACGAACAAAGCAATCAAGCTCCTTATAGTTTTGTAAATATCGGCTCGACTCTAGTGCTGAGTGGCATTGGCTCCTTCGTCGATAATTCAGGCGAAAATTTTATTCCCATGCTTTATCCGTGGACGATTGCTCCAACAGACGAGGGCGCTCCCGGAGATTTTGAGCCTTATTTTATTCGGGTTTATTCTTCAGGATTGGTTCTTCAGTTTACGGTTACGAATTGGCCACCAAATAATTACGCCATATCGGATGCAACAACATCCACGGGTATCTCAACTAATCAGATTACAAATCCACAGTTTCCAGAAATGTCATTCACAGGAACATTGGTAACCACATTGTCAGGCAGTCCAATTACAGTACCACTTGCGCCGGGTTGGTTTATTACAGGAGCAGGTACGGGCGACATGGAACTGTCTCAAGTATCCATCTTAACGCAAACACCATCTGATGCTGCTTATGGACTTGAGATAGCTTTGGATGCTGGTGTAAGCGCGACATTATATCAGCGCATATACAACAGTCCTCGATTATTTGCCAGTAACATCGTGTCTGGTTATTTTGAGGCAGCTTCGGCATCAAATGTATTTCTTGAAATGATTTACGATCCATCTGATGCGTTGTCATTGCCGATTCAAATAGCGCAAGGAACAACAACGGCAGATAATGAGTATAATTTCATTCAAGGCTCCGTGGCGCTGGATAACACAGTTAGCGTCGATGGACCTACGGGATATGTTGATATTCAAATTATTATACCATCAGGCGCTGATGTTAAGATCACCAGCGTGCAATTACTGGCAGTTGAAGCAATAACTGATTTACCTCCTTTTGAGCAAATCTCAGTACCTCTTCAGCAATCATTGTTGTATTGGTATGACCGAAGCCCGTTGATGTACAAGCAGATCCCTTCGTATCTAGTCGGATGGGACTTCCCTTTGAATCCATCTCAACCATTGGGTTCTACAGTGGCGGCTCAAGCACTTGGTGCAAATACATCATACTATGCTTGGGATCAAACCATTGTTTATCAAACCCTAACATCAGCTGTTGCGGTTAGTCGTGATACTAGCGGTGCTATTTTATTCACGATGGCAAAAACAGATCAAATCGCAGTGATTCAATATTTAGATCAAACACAAGCGCGAAAAATACTAGAGCAACCCATGTGCGTTAACGTGTGTGGCGCCTCCAGCGCTTCAACAAAGGTTGCTGTGAGTTTGTGGTATACGACTGATGCGTCATTGCCAGATATTAAAGCGGGATCATCTTTATCAATAGTGGCAACTTTGGATGCAAACGGTGTTCCAGCAACTGAAAATGGAACATGGGTGCAAGTTCCACGAGGAACATTAGGGAATGGATACGCAACGCTCGCACCATTAACGTCTGCTGGATATACCAGCGTAGCGTTAAGCGGATGGGATTTGACAAGTCATACAACGGCCGCGACTGCTACATACTTCGCAATCGTGATTGGAACGCCTTCTGTGGCTATTGGTGCAACGATTTCACTTGAGTCGGTATCTTTGCAGTCAGGCACAATTGCTACGCGTCCTGCGCCCCAAACGGTGGATGAGGTATTGCGTGAATGTC